CAAATACAATGCAATTGATCAACATTTCGCCGTCAGCAATAAACGACGAATATCCTGGCAATTTTACAACATCAACAACATCATATTCGGTTCAAATCGGATCAAAGACGTATTCGGTCGCGATCATTTGCGACGGATTATACAAAAATTACTTTGTTCATTTTCTCAATAAATGGGGCGGATATGAAACCATGATGTTCAACAAGGTTTCACGGAAAACGTATGACATCGAACGCAAGTCATGGAAACAATTGCCGTATCGCGTAAGCGCAACGGGTGGCGTTTCCGTGTTGAACAATTACACATTATACAAACAAACGACACAATTCGCCGGAAGGTTCCGCGAAAAATTGCGTTTGAATACGGATTGGTTGTCCGATGCCGAATATCAATGGTTGGCCCAATTGGTCGCATCGCCGGAAGTGTTCATCGAAGATGAAGGCGAAGTTTATCCGGTTGTTATGACGGCCAACAATTACGAATTCCGGGAACACATCGTTGACGGGTTGATCAATTTGGCCGTTGAATTTGATTTGGGCGTAACATACAAAACACAATTCCAATGATTCAATTGTTTATAGAAAAACAAGCGGTTGACATCAACGAATCATTCAGCACATTATTAACGATGTCCATCGACGACATCAAGGATTTTGGCGCGAAAAACACAACGTTTTCAAAAACGATCATTTTGCCAGGTACCAAAAACAACAACAAGGTATTTGGCAATATTTTCAACGTCAATTCCCGGAACGATTATAATCCGGCGGAATCAAATGTCGGCATAAATTTTAACGCGGCGATTTCGGCGAATGCCATAATCTTTGCCGACAACATGCAAGTTTTCAAAGGCGTTTTCCGCATCCTGGAAATAATTATTGAAGATGGATTCATTGAATATGAATGCGCGGTGTTCGGTGAATTGGGCGGATTTGTTGCGGCCCTGGCCAATAAAAAGATTGAGGAACTTGATTTTAGCGCATACGATCAAGCGTGGACATACGCCAACATCACCGCGTCATGGAATACCATTGCCGGTTCCGGTGTTTATTTCCCGTTGATCGATTACGGGGCGGCGTCAAAAGATCCGGCCAGGTACAAAATTGATTTTGAATTTGACACATTCCGGCCGGCATTGTACGTCCGTGAAATGTTGGAAAAGATCATTGCCGCATCCGGTTACACATGGGATTTCCCGGCGTTGTCAACGGCGTTGTTCAATCGGTTGATCATACCGCATAATCAAAAAACATTATACCGATACGACACAACATCGTTTCAAGCGACGCCAACGACGACGAATTATTTTTCAGCGCAACCAATTATTTTTTCGGTTTCAACGTTGGGGGATTTTACGGCAAGCGGCGGAAATACAATATTCACATACGGCGGCGCAACCGCGATCACAACAAACATAATATTGGAAATCGACGCCGTGATCAACGCAATCGATCCGGTATTGAATACGTTTCGGGTTAATTTGCAAAAAAACGGAACAACAATTGCAACATATTCGGACGTTGTTTCATATACGCCAGGATATGCCGTCATTTTATATTTGACGACGAACAATGTAACAATCAATCCAGGGGATTACTTATCCGTCCAGGTAAGCGCAAACGTCGGGGATTATTGGATAAATACCGGGACATTGTTTCAAATTGATTTGACAACACCGGGATTGATTTCCATCGGTTATGGCGACACAATTTCGACAAACGACATTATTCCGAAGGGTATTTTTCAACGTGATTTCATTTCTGACATTGTTAAAATGTTCAATCTTTACATTTTCGAAGATTATGAAAGTGAAAAGAAATTGAAGATATTGCCATTTGTTACATTTTACGAAGATGCGACGTCCGTCGATTGGTCGTTGAAAGTTGATCGTTCGAAGCCGATGCGGATCAAGCCAATGTCGGAATTGAATGCCAGGTATTACAATTTTAAATTCAAGCAAGACAACGACCATTTCAACGAAAACTATCGTAAAAAATTCAATTTGGGATATGGCGATTTCATTTATGACACCGGTTATGAATTCGCAAAAGAAACGACATCCGTCGAAATACTTTTCGCGAATTCGGTTTTGACCAATTACACCGGAACCGACAAAATATTTCCGTCGATATTTAAATTGTCCAATTCGAACAAATCCGAAGATCGGATCGATTCCGTGATTCGGATCATGCAAGCGAAGAAATTAACCGGCGTCGCATCATGGGCCATCAAAAACAATGGAACGACATTGGGATCGGGGACGGCGTATGGTTACGCCGGACACCTGGACGATCCAATAACGCCGACGTTTGATCTTTGTTTTTCGCCGCCGGAAGAATTAAGTTTTGAAATTGCCAATTATACGCCGAACAATTTGTTTAATGATTATTGGGATTCATACATGGCCGAAATAACGGACAAGGATTCCAGGTTGTTGACGTGTACAATGAAATTGTCATACAAAGACGTTTACAAATTGGATTTTTCGAAATTGATTTGGATCGATGGCGTGTTGTATCGGTTGAACAAGATCACGGATTTTAACGCAACCAATGAAGATGTTTGCGTTGTCGAACTTTTGAAAGTAATTAATCGAATATATTAAGCAATGGCGGACATAAACATAAAAGCGAAAATAGACGTCGACACGTCGGGCGCACAAAAGGGAACAAAGGAAACGCAAGACGACATAAAAAAGACGGGCGCGGCGATTGACAAAACCGCCGAATCCGCCAAAAAGGGCGGCGGCGCATTTTCAACATTGGGTTCAGCGTTAAAGGGATTGGGAATATTGTCAGCGGTCGAAGCGGCGTTCGGGATATTTAAGGAAACATTAGGTAAAAATCAAAAGGTCGCCGACCTTATGACAACGTCGATGAATTTCCTAACAAAGATTTTCAACGACCTTGTCGATTTTTTAAGTAACAACATCGGATCGGTTGTCGAATGGTTCAAACAAATATTTGAAAACCCGGTCGAATCGCTGAAAAGTTTTGGCGACGCGATCAAAGACAATATCATTGAACGATTTAATTCGTTCCTGGACACAATCGGTTATTTGGGAACCGCATTGAAAAAGTTGTTCACCGGGGATTTCAAAGGCGCAATCGATTCAGTAAAAGAGGCCGGAAAAGAAATGGTCGACGTGTTGACGGGCGTTGACGACACAACCGGTAAAATCGGAAAGGTAATTGACAAGGTTGTTGATTATACGACAAAGACATGGAAAGCCGCGGAAGCACAAACGGCGTTAGCCAATACGGCAAAATTGTCGGCGGCCCAATTGCAAGGATTGGTCGAACATTATGATCGTTTGGCCGAACAACAAAGGCAATTACGCGATGACGAATCGAATTCAATCGCCGATCGTATTGCGGCAAATAACAAGTTGGGCGAAATATTGCAACAACAACAAAAGGCAATGTTGGCCCTGGCCAATACACGGATTGCATCGGCGCAAGCGGATTTATCGGCCAACAAAGGTAATATCGACATGCAAGTCGCATTAACGGAAGCGTTAAACGAACGAAAGGCGATATTGGCCCAAATAACCGGATTGGAATCCGAACAAAAGGTGAACGCCGTCGCGTTGGCAAAGGAAGAATTGGAAATGAATCGGGCGTTGGCCGAATCAAACAACGCCATTGAATTTGAAAGGCGGAAGGCGATTGCCGAAACGATTGAAGGTGAACGCAAAAAATTAAACGCGTTAAAGGAAATCCGGGACGAAGAACGTAATGTTGAAATGGCCCGTTTGCAAGAAAATATCAACTTGACAAAGGCCGGAACGCAAGCCAGGGTCGACGCACAAATCGCATACAACGAAAAAAAGTTGGAATTGGATTTGGCGGATATTGAATACAAAAAGCAAATTGCCGATCTTGACAAACAAGATTTGATCAATCAACAAGCCATTATGGACGCCAAATTGGCGGCACAAATGCAATTCGCGCAAGGGGTAGGCCAGGTGTTTTCACAATTGTCGGGATTGTTTGAGCAAGGAACCGCGGCAAGCAAGGCGGCGGCATTGGCGGACATTGTGATCGGAACCGGTGTTGGATTCGTCCAGGGTTTAGACATTGCGCAAAAGGGCGCAAAGGCGACCGGCCCGGCGGCACCATTTGCATTCCCGATATTCTATGCGACGCAAATCGCCGCGGTTTTATCCGCCGTTGGTAAGGCGAAAAACATATTGTCGCAAGTCAAAGGCGGTGGCGGCGGTGGCGCATCGGTTGGCGCATCGGCACCGACGGGGGCATCAACACCGGCACCGGTTTTGCCACAATCAGCATCAATGGCATTGTCAGCGGCAACGATCCAGGGGATCGGAAACGCCGCCGCCGGTGGCGCAAATCGGGCGTATGTGTTAGATTCAGACGTTCGTAATTCAGACGAAAGAAATGCCAGGTTGCAAAGGGCGGCCCGTTTAGGAGGTTAAAACAATAAATAAAAATAAAATGAAAAAATTGCCCGTTTATGAAATGTTGATTTCGGACGATCCGGAATCCGATTTGGAAGTTGATTTTATTGCGTTGGTCGACCGGCCGGCAATAAAAAAAGATTTCGTAAAATTCAACGAAGATTTTGTCGAACCTGGAAAGGGTGAACGCAAAGACGCATTTATTCCGCGTTGTGTTGCCTATGTTGTCGGGGAAGGGAAAGACGCCGAACAAGCCGCCGCCATTTGTTATTCCATGTGGGAACAACATTTCGCCGGTGAAAAAATATCGTTTGATTTCGACGACACATTAAACACCGAACGCGGAAAGCAATTGGCCAAAAGCAAAATCGAAGCCGGGGCGGTTGTTTATATTGTGTCGGCCAGGCATGATCGCGAATCAATGTTTGGCGTTGCCGATGAATTGGGTATTTCACATGATCGCGTATTCGCGACCGGATCAAATACCGACAAGGTTGCAAAGGTTAAAGAATTGGGCGTTTCGAAACATTATGACAACAACGCCGATGTCATTTCCGAATTGGGATCGGTTGGCGAAAAGTTCATTCAATTCGCCATCCAGGACGAAGATAAACGGATCATATCCGGGCCATTAATGATCGCGAATCAACGCATTTATCGGAATGATCCGGAATTGGGGGAATACGAAGTTTACTTTTCACCGGAAACAATCAAGAAAATTGCCATCAAATTAGCCAAAAAGGGATTTCACAACAACATTAATTTGATGCACAATTCCGACATGAAGGTTCCTGGCGTTACATTGTTCGAAGTTTTTCAATCGGACAAGGAACGCGGAATTCGTCCAATGAAAGGGTTCGAAGATTTGGCGGATGGATCATTGTTCGGTTCAATGTATGTCGAAAATCCGGTGGCCTGGCAATGGGTAAAGGATGGATTGGTAAAGGGATTTTCCGTCGAAGGGAATTTCGGAATGGCCAAAAAAGACAAATACGAAGAACAATTCGAAAAAATAGTTCAAATTTTAAATTCAACAATGTTTTAAATTATGCCACAATCAAAAAAGAATTATCACATGACACCAAAACAAGCGGTCGAAATGATCAGAACAATGATATTCGGGGAAATGGTTCCGGCGAATCCGGTTATTCCGGCATCCGGCGAAATGGCCCCAAATGTTGCGCCACAATCCGGCGTTGAATCAAAATTCGAAGAATACAAATTGAAAGGCGGCGCGGTTGTATCAATCGACAAATTGGATGTTGGCGGTTCCGTTGTATTGAACGGCGAACCGGCACCGGATGGCGAACATGAGTTCGAAGATGGAACCAAAATCGTTGTTGCCGGTGGATTGATTACAAGCGTATCAAAACCCGAAGTTGTTGCACCGGTTGAAGTCGAAGTCGAAGCAATGAAGAAATTGCCCGGTATGTTTTCAGAAATGGAACAAGGTTTTGCGGCCGCAAAAACCGACATTGCGCAATTAAAGCAAACAATCGACGCGCAAAACGCAACAATCGAAAAACAATCGGAAACGTTGAAACAAATGTTTTCATTGGTGGAAACCATCGCGAATTCATCAATTGAGCAACCGACCGAAAAGGTAAAGGCGTTCGAAGAAATGTCGCCATTGGAAAAATTCCGCGCACAAAAAACATTTTAAACAATGGCATTGAAAATAAAAGACGGCGTCGAAATTTGGGCATACGGCCCGAAGTCGAACCCGTTCACATCGGATTCGAAATTAAGCCAGGAACAATTAGAACATTTGAAAGAAAGGTTCCCGGATGAAATCGAAGAAATAAAAGAAACAAAATCTTCAAAAACTAAAAATCAATAACAATGGCAATTTCAGCAACAATCGTCGACATACGCGGCAAGGCATACGAACCCGTATTGGAGGAACTGCTTTTTGAAAACAAAACTATTTCCGAAGGATTGGTTTCATTCGAAAGCGATGTAAAGAACGAAACGATCTTTACCGAAAACACAAACGTCGTTACATTGCAAGCGTTTGCATCCGGCGCACCAACAAGCCAGGGAACATTTAATTTGGTGGACACCGCGGTAACGCCAACAAAAGTGATGTACTATCACGAATTTGATCCCAACACCTTGCGTCCGTCCAGGTTCAAAAGATCAATGAAACCCGGCGCATGGGAAATGGCATCAAGCGAATTCGAACGCGTTGTGTTGGCCGCATACGGAAAAGAAATTTCATCCGATGCCGAAACAAAGTGGTGGGGTGGAATCACATCCGCAACCAAAACCGCAATCGCCGGATTGACACCAGGCACCGCAAACAACCAGGTCGGAGCAGCCGAACAAACATGGTCAGCCGCACAAACCGCAACCCAATTCGATGGCGTTATTGCAAAAATGATTTACAATAACGGCGCATTGGGAACCAGGATCAAAGTTGCCGGCGCAACCTTGTCAAGCACCAACGTAGCGACCGAATATGCGAAAATTTACGCAGCAATCCCGGCCGTTGTCCTGGCTCAAACTGAAAAGCCGTACATTTACGCGCCGTATTCCAACAAACAATTCATCAACATTTTCAATGTTTCAGCGACATATCGCGATTTGTTTAGTGTTGACATCAAAGCCGACAAATATTTTTACAACGGAATCGAAATCAAATTCGTTCCATTGCCCGAAAATGTTGTGATCGCCGCATTGCCTTCGAACCTTGTTTGGTGTACCGACCTTGTTGCCGACATCAACAAAATGGAAATCAACAAGATCGCAAACAACCGCGAAGATATGTTCGTAAAACACATTTTCACAATTGCCGCGCATGTTGCCCGTCAAGCGAACAACGTATTGTATGTTGGTTAATTAATTCAATAAATGGGGCCGGTTAAATGCCGGCCCTAATTTAAAGAGTTGATTTTTACCAATTTACATATTACAAAAATTTTAAATATACAATTATGCCGTGCGCATTAACACAAGGATATAACCTGGATTGCCGGATGAATTACGGCGGCGTGAAAGAATTGTATGTAATTGAATTCGAAAACGTTACGGCCATAACTGAAACCGCCGGTGTTATTACCGCGATCACGAAGGCGTCAACAAAGACATTCAAAAAATACAATTTGATTGCGCACACCGCCGAAGCCGACGAAGCATTTGCCGGGAACCGCGAAATGGGAACATTGACCAACAAACAAACGATCAAATTCCCGATCAACAAAATGACAACGTCCGTTCGTAACGAATTGATGTTGTTGGCTCAAAACCGATTGATTTTCGTTTTTGTTGACGAAAACGGAACCGGTTGGATGTATGGTCGCGAATACGGATTGATGATGGATTCGTCAGCAAACAAAACCGGAAAGGCGTTGGCCGATCGCAACGGGTACGAATTGGCATTTAGTGGCGACGAAAAGAATATGGCGTATGAAGTCAATTCAACCGCATTGGGAACTTTGACAACATAATATTTCATGTTGTGGGTTACACATGATTCCATGAGGGGCCGCCGTATATTGGCGGCCTTTTTCATTTCAACAATATGACGTTTTTTGCCACATACTTACATGATCGTTTACACTATCGGAACACAATCGGAAACAATCGTAACGTTGAACGAATCGACGACGATAACAAATCCGTATTATTTGTTTGTGTTCACGAACGTTTCGACAAAAGTTCAATACAAAATCATTGTAAATTCCGCGTCCGATGTTAGTGATTTCCCGGAACGCGCCAACATATTTCAATTTAACACAATTACATTATTCGCAAGTGCGCAAGCCGGACAATATTCATACGAAGTTTACGAACAAAATTCCGCCGTCAACCTTGATCCGACCGGATTGAATTTGGTTGAATGTGGCAAAATGTTATTGAACCCGGCGGCGAATTTAATTCAACAAGGATATGAACCGGAAACGACATACAAAGGGTACGGAGGTTAACAAAATCGATGGCGACATCGTCGAAGTTGGATCGATGGAATTCGCCGATTCGCGAATCCCATTGATGGATAAAAAGCGCGGATTGGATTTTGTTCCATTTGGCGACAGGAATGATTATCCGACCTATTTGTTGTGGTTGTATAATAAGTCAGCGAAACACAACGCCATTTTAAATGGAAAATGTGTTTACATCATGGGAAACGGATTGACAACCGAATCCGAAGCCGGGAAGGTATTTTTGCAAAAGGCCAATGAAAAACAATCATGGGATCAATTGATGAAATTGGCATGTTTGGACATCGAAAATTTTGGCGGTTGTTATTTCCAGGTTATTCCAAAACTTGCCGGCGGTTACAACATTTATCACATGTCGTATGATCGCATCCGGACGAACGAATCAAACGATTGTTTTTACTATCGCAAAAAATGGTCGAACACATGGGAACAACCGGAAACACAATATCCGGCGTTTCATCCTGGATGTGTAACAACATCAATATTTTATTTCAAGGAATATCGATGCGGAAAAAATCCATACGCGTTGCCGTCATGGGTTGCCGCGTGCAATTGGGTTGAATCCGACATTGAGGTTTCCAGGCATACATTAACCAACGCCAAAACCGGATTCAGCGCGTCGAAGTTTATCAATTTTTACAACGGGGAACCGGACGAAGATAAAAAAAGGCGGATCACCGCGCGTTTGGAAAATGCCGCAACCGGGGCCGAAGGAAAAAAATTGTTGATTGCGTTCAACAATGATCCGACCAAAAAACCGACAATCGACGATTTGGGGCAATCGGATTTAACAAAAGAAAATTTCGGGTCAATCGATACGTTGATCACAAACAACATTTACGCATCGCATTCCATTACACATCCTTTACTTTTTGGAATTCAAGAACCTGGAAAGTTGGGCGCAGCGACCGAATTGAAAACGGCGTATGAAATTTTCAAAAATACATACGTTACCGGGAAACAAAAGCAAATCGAAGAAATTGTCGGTTACTTTTCCGGCGTTGCCGGTATAGATGCCGAATACCATTTGAAGGATGTTGAACCGGTGGGCATGGAACTTGATCCCGTTCAATTTAAGGAGTTATTGCCGAAGGAATGGATATTGGAAAAGTTCGGAATCGATCCGGCAAAATACGGCATCGCAACGGCCACAAACAACGTTCAACCGGAACAATTGTCAAACGAAGCGTTGATCAAATTGTCCGGTCGTCAACAACAAAACCTTTTACGGATTGTCCGTTTGTTCAGCCAGGGCAAATTAACGAAGGGGCAAGCGTCAATCCAATTGTCGGCATACGGATTCACCGGCGATCAAATAAATCAATATTTGGGCCTGGACGATAATCCAATGACGGCGGATGAACAATTTATGGAAGATTCCGACGAATTCATTGCGGACATGTTTGCCGAATATGGCGACAACCGCGACGATTACAACATATTAAAATCGGAAACATACACCGGCCAGGACGACGATTTCAAAATGGCATTCGCCGCAATTGATGAATACACCGAAAAGGAATCAAAGATCATGGAGTTGTTGAAAAAACAACCGGATTTGTCGAATAGGCAAATCGCGGAAGCGTTGAAATATGATTTGGATTCGGTGAATAGCATCGTCGAAAACCTTGTAAAAAAGGAAGTGATCGCGGCGGAAGTTGTCAAGGGCATTCCAATTCGCAAAATATTGGAAAGATTGCCGGCGCAAACATTGCCGGACATCAAAGTCATGTACACATACGAATTAAGGCCGGACGTTCCGCCGCCGGAATTAATTCCAACATCGCGTCCATTTTGTAGAAAAATGGTAGCGTTGAGCAAATCAAGAATGTTCAGCCGCCAGGATATTCAAAAACTTTCAGAACGTTTGGGATATTCGGTATTCACCAGGGCCGGCGGTTGGTGGGGTAATAGTTATAAATGTCGTCATACCTGGATTAAACACGTTGTAATTAAGAAAAAATAAAACATGGCAACAATAACATATTTAATTTTGCCGTCCGTCATAAAAGAACGCATGTCGTTACATGACAACATCGACGACAAATTGATTTATCCCGAAATTAAGGCCGTGCAAGATTTGTACATAATGCCGATTTTGGGATCAACATTGTTCAATAAAATATTGAATGACATCGCAAATAATACATTGGCCGGCAATTACAAATCATTGGTCGACAATTACATTGTTGAATGTTGTTGTAATTACGTCATGGCGGAATTGCCGGAAGGGTTGAATTATCAATATTGGAACAAAGGCGTTTCGCAAAAAAGCGTCGACAATGCGACACAACCGACCATGTCGGAAATGTATTCCATTGTTGCCAAATACAAATCCAGGGCGGAACATTACGCGAAAATGTTGCGCAATTATTTGATTGAATATGCCGACGATTATTTCCCGGAATATTTAAACTATGTTTCCGGTGTTGATGTCGTCCATCCGGAAAAAGCATCGTACACATCGCCAATTTATTTGGGGGATGAAACCGAAATTCCGCGCGACGATTATTCGTTGAATAAACGTCCGCCGGCCGGGTATAATTCCAACGATCCATATTATATTTAAGATGCCAAAAAACACATCGAAAAAAAACGAAAAAAAATTGCGTTTATTTTTAGCGCAACAAGACAAAATAAATGACGTTAAAACAAGTCATATCAAGGTTAACGGAATTAGCGGAAAGCCACAAACAAATTAACCATTTTTTCATCGGCGGTTTCGATGAATTTTTGGACGATGAAGATGTTGTTTATCCGGCGTTGTTTTGCGAATTGCGAAACGATTCAACGATTTCGTTGGAAAACCGCGTGGCCAATTTGAATTTTACGTTTTACTTTTTCGATTTGATGGACACGGCAAATCGATCATTGGAAAACGTTTGGGAAGTTACGTCGGACATGGCGTCGGTTGCGCAAGATTACATCGCATTGTTAAAGGATGTTGAATATACTGAATGGGAAGTTGGCGACGATTACAACATGACGATTCGCGATTATGAATTGCAAGATTTAACATGTGGCGTTTCGGTTGATGTTACCATTGGCGTTCGGTTCGATGCGAATCGTTGCCAGGTACCAACGACGTTTTCATTTTCAGAATATGCCGGTTCGTCCATGACATTGAAACAAGTGATCGGACGAATTGGACAATTGGCGGAATCACATAAACAAATCAATCATTTTTACATCGGTAATTTTGACGAATTTTTGGACGGGCCGGATGTCATTTATCCGGCATGTTTTGCGGAATTGGACAAAACCGGGATTGTCAGTTTAACCGAAAGATTGACCAAATATTCATTTACGTTCCATTTTTTCGATTTGATGGACATTGCAAATAATGCGTTGCAAAACGAATTTGAAGTCAAATCCGATATGTTGTCGGTGGCAATGGATTTTTTGGCGATGCTGAATTATTTCGGGTTTCAACATTCATGGTCGGTCGATACCGAATATCCGTTGACGATCCGTGATTATCAGTTGCAAGATTTAACCGCCGGGGTGTCCGTAAAGGTTGAAATCGGCGTTCGTTTTGACGCAAACAAATGTCAAGCGGTTGTCGATTTGGGTAATTTCCTTTTGTGGAATGACACGGACAAATTTATTATTTCAAACAATGACAAATTAATTTATGCCGAATAAAAAAATCAATCAATTAGATTCAAGGGTTGGCGCAACGTTGGCCGATTTGATGTTGATCGGCGATCCAGGAACCGGGACATCGTACAAATTGACGGCGTCAGAATTGGCGACGTTATTGAATGCGGTTCCATATACCGGGGCAAATGCAAACGTCAATTTGGGCGAATATGGAATTTCGGGCGGATATTTCCAGGCGGATTTAACGCCAACAATGACGGCCGGTGTTGGTCGTTTGATTTGGGACGACACGGACGGAACATTAAATTTGGGATTGAAAGGCGGAAATGTAACGTTGCATTTGGGACAAAATCAATACGCGCGCGTTGTGAATGGCACCGGTGGGGCCGTTACGAAAGCGGCATACCGCGCCGTAAAGGTTACCGGGGCGCAAGGGCAACGATTGCAAGTTAATTTAGCGCAAGCGAATAACGACGCCAATTCAACCGATACATTGGGCGTTATTGCCGAAGATATTGGCAATAACCAGGAGGGTTTTATTTGTACGTCCGGACAAATTACCGGATTGAATACGACCGGGGCATTGCAAGGTGAAACGTGGAATGATGGCGACATACTTTATTTATCGCCAACAACGCCGGGAGTTTTGACAAAGGTGAAACCATCCGCGCCGAACCATTCCGTCATTATGGGATTCGTTATTTATGCGCATGCAAACAATGGAAAAATTTTCATAAAAGTCGATAACGGGTACGAATCCGGCGAATTACACGACATTTATACGCCGACAAAAAACAACAACGACGGCATTTTTTGGGTAGCGGCAAACAACCGATACGAATCGAAATCCGTTGTTGATGCGTTGGGATATGTCCCGGCCGCACAAACTGCATTCGCGTCCACATTATTCAATTATTATAATTTTATTTGACATGAAGTACATCGCACCGGATGGGCATGTGATCGTAAGCGATCCAAACGGCCCGGTAAGTTATGATTGCCCACAAACGGGAATGATCGAAGGAACATTCGAATCAATCGAAACAACGTATTGTAACAACCAATTTGGAATTCAACAAATCCATATTACCAGGGTTGTCGACGTTGATTCCGTTTTGATCACAATTCGCGAATCAACCGACGCGGAATTGCAAGAATATATCGATTCCATTATTCGCGTTGAACCGCAACCGGAACCGATTGTTCCCGTTGTCCCAATTGACAATCCCATTGATCCATCATTAAATTAAAATATCATGCCAGCAAATACAACGCCAATTTTTACATTGACACCAAAGGCCGCAACGGCCAGGATCGCAGCCGCAAACACCGCGCGCGATGGATCCGGGACATTGGTTTCATTATTCACCGCCGGGGCCAATGGTTCCAGGGTTGATTTTGTAACGTTCACATCAAGCCAGGTAACGGCAGCCGCATCCGCCGCAAGGGTTCAACGTGTTTTCCTTTCGGATGAATCCGGATTGAATCCGCGTTTAATTTCAGAGGTTGTAATGTCAGCCGTTACGGCATCAAATACCGCCATTGGCGCAACAACAACAATCACATTCACGAACGGGTTAATCATAAACGCCGGACAAATTATCAGCGTTTCTCAATCGGTTTATGGATCAGCAGCGGATGCAACGGATGTTTTATTAAGAGGCGGAAATTTTTAAAATATGTTTGGATTCCCGGTAAACTTGCAAGATAGCGGCATTCAGAAATTTACCAATGATGCGGATAATGGATTTCCCAAAATACAAAAACGGGAAATCTTTTATTCCGTAAAGGATGGGAATTGGTTGGATGCAACAATTTGGCAAACGGCATCCGGTAGAGTTGGAATGATTCCAGGGGCCAACGATGATGTTTATATAAAAAACGTTGTATTAATTTCAACTTTACATCCATTATATGGGGCTGATTATTATTGCAACAATCTTTTTATAAGTGGAACGTTTAACTATTACAATTTTAGATTGAATGTTTACGGGAATTTTAAAAATGTTGGAGTTGTCAATAGTGGTTTAGGAACCGGGTTTTTTACTGAATTAAAATTGTATGGAGTTGAAAATGTTTTAGGGACAATTAATCAAAACAATTGGACAAATATTCATTTTGCCAGGAATGGCGTTCAATACATTCCGCCTTACAATTATTATCGTTTGACAACAAGCGGATTGGGGGCAAAATATTTGACATCAAACACAATTGTTTTAAATAATTTGATTTGTGCTGATTCATCGCCAAGCGCATACATTGGCGGAATAGTAAATTCAAGTGATGATAAATTACCGATATTTGAATGCGCCGGATATGAACTTGAAGTTTATGGACAAACATTAGTGAATCAATGGTGTATATTTAAACAAAGCGGATCGGGAAGATTAAAGTTTCGCGGATTGCTTGGCGTTGGATATGGTTTACAATATCCTGGCGGTCTTTTATTACCAGGGAATCCGGATGTTGAATGTCAGAATGGTTTTTATATTTCTTATGACACAAATTTAGGATATGGAACCAGGGGAGGTTTTTATAGTGGATTGGGAACATGGAGGTTTACAACCAACAATCAAACGATTGGTACAAATGTACCATCAACGACAATTTTAACATTGGATTGCCCTATATTGATTGATTCCGGAATTACATTAACTTTTGCAAGTCCATTTAGCGCGCCAAATTCAGCGGCATATTTGAACAATACAATCAACGGCGTTTCATCAACAAGCAAGTTGGAAAATAAAAGTAATTTGTATTTTAACACCGCGGCATCCGTTCCATCAATGACAACGGGAATATTTGATTTCACAACGTTTGCAAATACAATAGGATTTACGGGTAATTATACCGCAACAATTCCAACATATTTTTCAACGTTTCACAACCTTACAATTGCCGGAACGGGAACAAAATCATTGGGAGTTAATACAACGATAAATTCAAATTTAACATTAACAAACAACACATCCGCAACATTACAATGTTCAAGTTACAATTTAGTAGTTTTAGGAAATACAAACATTGCAAGCAATCTATTGGCTAAAAATAGCAATATTGGGACAATTACATTCAATGGTTTAGTTTCAATGGGAAATGGAGAGGGATTCAATTTTAGTGGAAATCCAAATGTTGAATTCAAGAATGGATTAAATTGTACAAACGTTGGAGGAACAAATACAAATACGGGTACGGGAATTTGGAAATTCAGCACAAACAATCAATTGTTTACTACCGCCGGGGCTTGTTTTACAAATATAAATTCATCTATTTTAATTGATGGTATTACATTAACAATGAATCAAACGTATGGTAATTTTACATTGTATATCAATAATACTATTGATGGCACAAATTCAAGTTCAAATTTGATTTTAAATGCGCCATCTTTTATTTATTTAACACTTGCATTTAATAATATATCTAATGCAACATTAATGCCTACCTTCGGAACCGCTGATGTTAGCACCGGAAGTATTCAATATAGTTTCAATAATAATTTTACTTTGCCTTATACGACATATGGAAAACTTGTAATTGGAGGCACCGGGATTAAAACATTAAATGGAAATACAACAATTGGGGCAGGCGGATTATCGTACATACAAAATACATCGGGATATTTAGAATGCAGTACATTCAATTTAACAATAAATGGAAATACTAATGTTCCATCCTTAAGTACATTAAGTAAAAATGCCGGTGGGAATATTACATTTGTTGGACAATTAGCCGCGGCTACATCTGATCCGGGTGGTTCACCTTCAACAATAAATTTCAGCGGAAATCCAAATGTTGAATTTAGGAATGGAATTAAAATTGTTAACGCTGGAGGAGGATTCACAACGGGA